CGTAAAAAATGGATAACTATCGAAGGTGTCGACTATCCTCATTATTGTTTCGCTTTTGATGAGAGAAATATTAAAATTATGGATTTTTTCTGGCGAATTCCACGGGAATATAGATTATATTACGGTAGAATGGAAGAAAGTATGGAGGTTACGAAGAAGTTACGGGATAAGTTGGATATAGAATTGGAAAAATTCCAATATTAGATTAAATTATTTTATGTGCGCGATTTTTGGATCTTATACCTCTTCTATGACTGAGGTACTATATGATGCTAACAAAAGCAGGGGTAACTTTGCAAGTAGTATAGTACAGGTTGCGTCAGACGATCAATATATCTTTAAAAAGGAAGGTAATATAGATTTTGATAAGTTAAAATATTCAGATGGCGCGGAATACTTTATGGGTCACGTACAGGCACCTACATCCGCTGAACGAGACTTTCACTACGAGACGTCACATCCATTTGAAACTATGTCATGGCTGATATTTCATAATGGCGTTATATCCAATGATCATCAAATACGAGTAAATTATATACCTCATATGGTAAATCCTGTTGATAGCTCGTTAATTGTAAATCTTATTCAACATTTTATGGAGAAGGATAGATCTAAAAAACCTAATCCAATAAAATACATAAAACAGGCTTTAGAAGTATTAGATGGTACATTCGCACTATCGATAGTAGATTGCGATACGAGTGAGATCTACTTAGCTAGAGTAGGTTCTATTCTATATTACAATAACAGTGGAGCGTTCTCTACTCTATCAGGTGAAGGATTTAAGGAAGTGCCTGAAGGTACAATTCTAAGACTTAATAAAGACACTAAACGATTTAATAAAGTAGGCTCTTTTAAACATAGCTCACCCTTCATGTTTATATGAATAAAAATACATTTATAATATCTGCTACCAAAGGCTCAAGGAAGGATACCTTATTGTTCAAAACTAATACAGAAGAAGATATATTTTTTAAAGAGTTTAATAAAGAATCACTTCAGAAGGTCTACAATAAAGCTATTGATTTCGCTATAAAGGAAAATCTGGAATATATTGTCTTAGTTCATGATGATGTTATATTAGAAAATTTAGATAGGAGTAAGCTTGAAGAGAATTTTAAAAACTTCGATATGTTTGGCGTAGCGGGTACGTCAGAAGTTAAGCTACAATCACCAGCGTTGTGGCATATAATGGGTGGAGGTTTCAATAGTAACAATCTACACGGAGCGGTCGCACATATACACGACGGTAAAAAATCGATGACATCATTTGGACCTTATCCTAGTAGAGTATTAATGGTTGATGGAGTGTTCTTGGCTATATCTCGAAAGGTATTCAAAAAAATTAGATTTGATGAAAATTGCCCTTCAAAATTCCATTTTTATGATTTAGATTATAGTCTTTCAGCTCATAAGGCAGGTTTTAAGGTAGGTGTTTCAGATGTGTATATTACACACGCCTCGCCAGGGTTACAAGAATTCACAAAAGAATTCAATAAAGGTCAAGAATGGTTCTTGCAAAAACATAAAGGTTAATTATACTAATATTGTGAGTAAGTTAGATTTAGACTATTTCGAGAATATTCTAATCTATAAGTCCTTAACTGATAGTGGTTATCTAGCCACTATTGCAGACGTCGTAAAGCCCGAATATTTCAAAAATAAGGCTATTGCTGACGTCTTCTCTATTATTAAGGACTTTAGTGATAAGAGAAATAAACTCCCTACTACTACGGAGCTTAAATCCTACCTAGTTAGTGACGAACAGAAGGATTCGTTTAAGATGCTAGTAAAATCTTTCTCTGAGATTGATAAGGGCCTAGATAATGATGAGCTATATGACAATACGGAGCAGTTCTTGAAAGAGAAGGCAGTATATCATACTATGCTTTCGGTTGCTGAAGACGTAGCAAGTGGTAAAGTTGATACATCTGTAGTTTTAGATAAGTTTGAAAAGTCATGTAATATAAGTTTAGTTACTGACTTAGGTTTAGATATTCATAATGATATCGATATTCTTATTGATGATATAAACTCTGTACAATCCCATATTCCAAGTCAGTGGGAATGGTTAGACAATAATCTCGATGGAGGGTTTTTAGAGTCTGGTAAAGCTCTTTACGTATTTGCCGGTGAAACAAATATAGGTAAGTCTATTTTCCTTGGTAATATTGCTAAGAATATAGCATCACAAGACAAGAACGTTCTCCTTATTACTTTAGAGATGTCTGAATTATTATATGCAAGACGTTTATGTACTAATATCTCTAAAATACCTATGAAGGAGATGGGTATGAATTCAGCTACTCTTAAACATGCGGTTGGTCAAGAGCCTGGTAGAATCTTTATAAAAGAGTTTCCACCTTCGACTGTTACTCCAAACCAGATTAAAGCGTTTATTAAGAAGTTTCAAGATAAAGGTATAAAGCTAGATGCTATTGTTATAGATTATCTTAACCTTATACATTCCACACTCGGTAATAACTCTTATGAGCGTATTAAGAACGTTACTGAGCAAGTACGCGCCATGTCTTACCTGTTTGAATGTCCAATTATCTCTGCAACTCAGTTAAATAGATCTGGATTTGATCAAGATAATCCCGACTTGGCTACTATTTCAGAATCTATTGGACTTGCTGCTACAGCAGATGTTATTATGTCGATTTATCAGAATGAAGAAGATAGGGAGTTAAGTATTATTAGACTTGGTATGATGAAGAATAGATACGGCCCGCGAGGTAATACAAAAGCTATGCGAATTGATTACCCTACTCTTAGTATTGAAGAGGCTGATGATATAGATCTCGATGAAGACGATAACACTCTACAGTCGCTAGTTGCATTCTCGCAATAACGGCTAAATATTATGAGTGAACATCCTTATATACACTGACAATGACTTGGATGGAGCAGGTTCTGCTTTAGTGTTGAAATGGTATTTTGAAACTATAGCGAATGTTGTAATTGAAGAAACGGGTGAATCGACTCTAGTATCAAAGCTTCAATCTAAAAACGGAGCATTAGATACGTTTGATAAGGTTTTTATATGTGACTTAGCTCTTACTGAAGATCTTATACCACATGTTGATAGAGAAAATTTTGTAATATTTGATCATCATATAGATCATAGTAAATTAAAAAGTAATTATAAGAAAGCAAAAGCAATAATAAAGCCATATTCATCTTGTTCAAAACTAATTTATGATAGTTTCCTATCTAAGTTATCATTAACCCAAGAACAAATCAATCTTATAGATCTAATAGATCAATATGATTCGTATAAAATGAAGGATACTACAGCTCTTAAGCTTAATGCTATATTTTACATATACAATAATCCTAAAGTACAAAAATTTATAGAATCCTTTAACCACGGTATTAGAGAGTTTAACATACAAGAAAAAAATTCTATAACATTATTTTTCAAAAAGCTTAAAGAGCAATTAAATGGGTCAGAAATTTTTGAAGGTAGAATAAAGGACTATAAAGTGGTCGCTACATTTGCCTCTTACGCTATTAATGAAGTAGCACACGCGCTGCTAGTCAAACATAAGGCAGATATTGGTATAGTAGTTAATACTGATAATCAAACCGTATCATTCAGGAGAAGTAAAACATCGGAAGTTGATGTAAGTATTCTCGCCCGTAAGTTCTGTAACGGTGGAGGCTCAGTTGGAGCTGCAGGTGGTACATTAACAGAACAATTCGGAAACTTAACCAAACTTTTTACCCGTGTCTGATTTAAACTCATCCTACTCTCTAACAGATAAAGAAGCAGAACATTTATTACTCTGCTTTTGCACTTTTTGCTCTCTACTGAAAGGAAAAAAACTTTCTTATCAAAACATATTTTTACTCTTGCTAAAGGAAGAAAAGTTACGAAAATTGTTTAAGGATTTACTAACGCTTGATACTAACTATGAAATGGTAAAACTATTTATTGAGTTTGACCCTCTTATTGTTAAGTCAAAATACGTTACTAAGTTTTTAAATAAGAATAAAAACTTAAATTTATGATATCTGAAAAGGAGAAGATAATATATAACAGCTTTCTTTATACGCAACGCACATCACAAAACAAGCCCTTTAGACCTCGTCAAAATTTTGACAAGATAACCGGTACTGAAGAAGCAAGTATTAAGAAGTTATTTTTATTACTATCTAAATATAGGCATATAAATTATAACGACTATTTCATAGCACCGTATAAAGTTTACGGTAAGGATAACTACTTCGATTTATCTTTCTACAATACGACGCGCGCTCTAAAATGTTATACTATGTATATGAAGGAAAAGGAGCTTTCCGATCCGGACCACCCGGAGACGTTAAAATCTTCAAAAGAGTGTCTGCGGTTTATTCACAAGTATTGNACACAAGAAAAAATTACNTTAAGTGAATACAAGAACGCTATAGAAGGNACCATGCCAATGGTCCTACANCACCTAAGAGAGCATAAGATTAATTTTTATATTATCCATTCCCTAAACGTTGAAGCAAAATTAAAGCAGATTGACAATCAACTANTAGACTTTATAGTGAAAGACTATAACCAGATCAGTAGTGCTACGAGAACCAAACTAGCTGCATCTAAGTNGCTTAAAGAAAAAATTAAGGATGGTATAAAAATTATAGAAACAGACTTGAATAATAGAATGAAGCNTTTATAATCATACGTATATGAGTACATTCAATTCAACAATGTTCCAATCGATAAAAGACGCTCTTGTGAGTGATAGTAAACAAAACAATAATAATTATAGTGAGATAATGTCCTGCAGACCTGGTAATACGTATACAGTAAGACTGTTGCCGTATACACCTAACCCTGTAAAGACGTTCTTCCATTATTATAACCATGGCTGGGTTTCATACGCTACTGGGCAGTACGTTCAGAACTTGAGCCCGCAAACGTTTGGTGAGCGAGATCCGATTGCGGAAGAGAGATATAAGGTTCTTCGTACAGGTAGCGAAGAGGAGAAAGAGCGTATGCAAGCTGTTAAGCGGCTTGAGAAGTGGCTCGTTAACGTATATGTTATCGATGATCCTACTAAGCCTGACAATAACGGTAAAGTGAAGATGCTTCGATATGGTAAGCAGCTACATAAGATTATTACTGAAGCTATCGAAGGTGAAGACGCAGAAGAGTTCGGCCCACGTATCTTTGATCTTGGTTCGGAAGGTGTTAGTCTTAAGATTAAGGTAGAAGATCAAGGTGGATATCCTACATATGTTTCTTCTAGATTTACTACAGCAGGTAAAATCGAAGTATCTGAAGACGAGCAAAAGAAACTGTATGATAATGTCTTCAATCTTGAAGAAGTATTTACTCTTAAGTCTTATGATGAGCTTAAGCAAATGCTTAACGAGCACTACTACTGTAAGGTGGAAGAAGAAGAGGTTGTAGCAGTCAATACACAGCCTGTTACTAATACGGTTTCGGAGCCAGTTGTAGCTGCCGCCGTAGAAGAAGATACAACTGAATCTGATATTGATGATCTATTAAAGGACCTCTAGTATGACCGAAGAAGAAAAACGAATGGTTATGCAGTTTATGGGGCAGACCTACGGTGAGGTTAAAAAACAAGACTCAATGCTTGTTAACCAATCTGGTAACTTGTCACCTAAGTCGGAAGAGATGAAGCAAGCTTTTACAAATATGGCGCGTACGCCCACTATACCTCAGCAAGCACCACCTCAGCAAGCACCACCTCAGCAACCAGAGCCGCAGGTAGCTCCTGTACCTATTCAGGCGCCTGTTGATTATCAACAAGCTGTAAAGGAGTTAGCTCAGGTTGATCAAGCTGTAGTATCAGATCCTGTAAGCGAGCAAGTACGGGATCCGGATCAGTTAATGTTTGACCTAACGGAACCTAGCATATTAGATAAGTTGTTAGAAGCTAGTAAAAATACAAACTTGCTTTTAAAGGATATTAAACTACTCTTAGAGAAGGAAAATGGTAAGTCAGCAAAAAAGAAAGCTACAAGTAAGAAACCGGGATGAATTTTTAAAGTTCTTAGACGCTTTATCGAAAATAAACGAGAGTTGTATCTTAAGAATAAGAAAAGACGGTATCAGTAGTCTCGTTGCTAGTATCGATAATACTCTGATTTTACATGCACAGTATGATACTGAATGTGATTTTGAAGATACAATTAATATCCCAGATATTAAAAAGTTATCAAGAGTAATCGATACTATTAATAGTAAGGAATTAACGTTTGACATTAATTCTAATAATATTGAATATAGCGGGAACGGTATTAAGTTTAAATACCATTTATTTGATGAAGGGTTCTTAACTGAGCCGAGTATTAATTTAGATAAGATAAACTCTTTCGATTATGATGTAAGTTTTAATCTTACTAAACAAGTTCTAACACAAGTCTTTAAAGGTAGTGCATTTGCTTCTAATACTAATAAAATCTATTTTTATACAGAAAATGATACCCTTATGGCAGAGTTGACTGATAGAGCTAGGCATAATACAGATAACTTTACGTTGGCTATTGATAAAGCTTCGTTCGATCTTAAACCTATACCAATCAATTTTGATAATATTAGACTCTTAACAAACATTGGTAATACATTTGATGTTAATATTAACACCGAGTATGGAGTTGCCATTTTCAATAGTTGCCTTAATAATATTAAGTTAAAATACGTTTTATCATCACTAACACAATGAGCCAGACAAAAAATAAATTAAAGACAGCAAGTTACTTCATAAAAAGACTTAAGGATTCAGGTTTTGAGACTTGGAAGATCTTTAATAAATATAGTGAGAGTGATCCGAGGAGATGGACTGTGTTAATTGATCCAGGAGGTGCTTCAATATATATAACCTGTTTTGAGAATAAGCCGTTTTACAACGAGTACCTCTTTACTTTTGATGATGGTAATGTTAATTTCAAGTCGGGGTTTAGCTTAAAGACTGACTCGATTGAGGTTATTGTTCACCGACTTTTAAGTAATGGAGCTGGTCAGCGTAAACAACCCGGTCCCTCTGAATAAATATTCATATGAGTGATCAAGATTCTCAAGATCCACAAGATGAAGAGCTACGTGAGTTAATTGAAGAGGCTTTAAAGCTAAATATCAACCAAAAGAAGACATTTAAAACAAGAGCTAATTTACTTAACTACGTAGCTGGTTATCTTGAAGAGCATCTTGATAGTTTTATTCTCTTAGCGTATGATATGGATGGTAAACCTGTAACTATTAAAAGTACACAGACTATCCAACAAGATGAAGCTTTAAGATCTATGCTTATATCATATTTCGCTACTGAAGTAGGTAGAATGTAATGTTTAAAAAACAGAGTATAAACAAAAGAGATACATTTGCTGTTAACCATGGTGACCATGCGGGTCAGATGTTTATTGTTGTCGATTTAGATAGTGATACAGTCAATTGCTTGGCAGTTCCTGAAATGAAAAATGTAAAAGTTCCAATCGAGGCTTTTGAGCACGGAAGGAAAACCGATATAATAAGTTACGTAGAATTACTATCTAAAGATATTTTTAAAGTAGTGAAATCGCAATATGTAAAAAATGAAAACACTAATAATTGACGGTAATAACCTTGTTCATAGAACATTTTGGACCGCTAAAACACAATCTAAACGTACAGGTGTAGAGGATCCTTTA